GAAGAAATCAAAAACTTCTTTCCCTACAAAGTCATTCAGGTAGAACACGCTGAAGCTGATGATGTTATCGCTACTCTTGTCAAAGAGTATCATTTGCGCGAAAACATTTTGGTGCTGTCTGGCGATAAAGACTTTGGTCAGTTGCAGAAGTATCCTAACGTCAAGCAATACAGCCCTGTCCTCAAGAAGTACATCACCTGTACCAATCCTGATCTGTTTCTCAAGGAACATATCATGAAGGGTGATGTGTCTGATGGCATTCCCAACTTTCTATCGGCTGATAATGTGTTCGTTATGGGCATTCGGCAGTCTCCTGTGTCTGCTAAGAAGCTGTCTTCTTGGATTCTTCAAGAACCTGAACAGTTCTGCAATGAAACCATGCTGCGTAACTATAAGCGCAATCAACAGTTGATCGATCTTGATTGTATTCCTACTGAAATCTCAGAGCAAGTTCTGGAACAGTACAATACTCAGAAGAAAGATCGTAGCAAACTGTTCAACTATTTTGTAGAAAATCGTTTGAAGAACCTTTTGGAATGTGTAGGTGATTTTTAATGGTAAGAAAAAGAGTTGGGCCACCAAAGATCAGTAAAGTTAAAACAACAAAAAGCGGCTCAACTCGCACATACACAAAAAGTTTGAGCGGTAAATGGTCTATTACAGGTTGGAGTGGAAAGACTCCTCGAAGAAAGAAATGATAGGGAATAAACAATGTTAGGTATCTCAGAGATTTTGAATAAGATTGACGCTGAACCAGATTACGAAAAGCGTCGTAGTATGCTAGCCGCAAACGTAAACAATCCTACGTTTATGGAAATCCTAAAGATGACATATCATCCTGGTGTTCGCTGGCTTCTACCAGAAGGTGCACCTCCATACAAGCCATGTCAGTTTCTAGATCAGCAAGCAATGCTCTATAACACTTTCCGCAAGATGTATCTTTGGGTTGGGCCAGAAAATCCAAACATCTCGAAGGCAAAGCGTGAAGCATTGTTCGTAAACTTTTTGGAAGCACTTGATCCTGCTGATGCTAAACTTATCTTGGCAGTCAAGGACCGCAATCTTCCATATGTAAACATCGATGAACAACTCGTTCGTAGTGTATTCACACTTTTGCTTCCACCTAAGCAGGAAGCAGATACAACAGTAGCAGAACCAGCCCCAGTCAAACGAGGTCGCGGGCGCCCTAAGAAAGAAACGGTAAATGCATAAGAAGAAGGTCATGAAGTTCAAGGACTGGTACGAAGAAGACGAAGTGAACAATACTTCTCAGTTGCGAGAGTATCGGGAACACAAGAAACAAAAACGTCTAAATAGAGCGATCAGGACACTTGATATTGACCAACTATTAGAAATGGAAGACGATGAGTAAATGAGTAAGCCTTGGGGATGGATAACAATGATTGATGCTGGAGAATGTGATTCTTCGGCTATAAACGATGTTGTTGTTTTTCAAAACTTTATTGATGATGTATTGAATGCCATAGAAATGGTAAAAATAGGTGATCTAAACATCGTTTGGTGTAATACAAATGATCCCAATAAAGTAGGATATTCAATATATCAACTTCTTCAAGATTCAAACATATCAGCACATTTCTGTCCAGTAGATCGTAATAGTTGTTACATGGACATTTTCTCTTGTAAAGAATATTCTGAAGAAACAGTCAAAGAAATCTTCGTCAAGTATTTTAATCCTAAAAAGATTCACTGTCAAACAATAGAACGCAAGATTGACTGATTTTATAAGTAATCGTAAGGAGTAACTACATGCCAATGTACCAATACCTCATTCCTGAAACACAAGAAACGTGGGACGAGTTGTGGTCTTATGCATCACACAAGCAGTTTCTCCAAGACAATCCACACATTCAGCAAGTATTTCATATGCCTATGCTCGTAGGTGGTACTGGTGATCGTGTAAAAACAGACAGTGGAATGAACGATGTTCTAAGTCGAATCGCCGCTGCTAATCCATTTTCTCCCCTCGCAGAGAAACATGGCTCTAAGAGTGTTAAAGAAACAAAGACCCGCGAAGCTGTCAACAAAGTAAAAAAGAAGCTTGGTGGTGCTTTGACATAATGTGCCGGTGACTTAACGTAAAAACGATTAAGGAGTCTTATGGCTACGACAAGAGCGGAAAAGCGAGACCGTAATAGACAGAGTAGACAAAGCAAAGAGAGAACCACAGAAGATAAACTGAAACTACACTTATCTCAAATCACACCTGCTACAGACAACCAACGCAGGTCGTTCGAATACTATGATGATGGCAAGAACCTTTTGCTCCACGGAGTTCCTGGTTCTGGCAAATCATTCATCAGTCTTTATCTTGCTCTTGAAGAGGTAATGGAAGACTTAAACAAACCTCGTAAAGTAGTCATTATTAGAAGCGCACAATCATCTAAGTCCATCGGCTTCTTGCCTGGCACCGCGGCTCAGAAGATGGAAGTCTTTGAGGCGCCATATATCTCCATCTGTGCAAAGTTATTCAAGCGTGGAGACGCATACAGCATCCTAAAACAAAAAGGCATTGTTGAGTTCGAATCAACATCATTCCTTCGTGGTACAACCATCGACAACGCTATTGTGATTCTAGATGAATGTCAGAATCTAGGTTATAACGAACTTAAAACAGTCTTGACACGTATTGGCGAAAATGCTAAAGTTATCGTATGCGGTGACATCAATCAAGATGACTTGACAAGTTCTCGTTATAATGAAGAGTCTGGTTTAAAATCTATGATGAGAGTTTTAGATAAGATTCCTTCTATCCGAAAAGTTGAGTTCGAAGTGGACGATATTGTTCGTTCTGGATTTGTCCGTGAGTTTATTTTAGCAGAACTACAACAGATTGGTTATTTTCGTGATACAAAAAAAGTTCAAACACAACACGACAACACTGCCTGGTATTGATAGGATTGATGGTGATGAGAACACGGGGAGACTTTATCGTCTCCCCGATGGTTCTAAAGTTCCTTCTGTAACCACTGTCCTAGGGTGGTATAAGAAGCCTCAACTAGCAGAATGGCGTAAGCGGCTAGGTGAAGAAGAAGTTCAAAAGGTTTTGAGAAGAACTTCTAGTCGTGGTACCAAAGTTCATGCTATCTGTGAAGATTATCTACACAATAAAGAGATTGACAAAGACAAAGTAGATCCGTTTGCATTGTTTTTGTTTACATCCATTCAAAAGTTTATTGATCGTATTGACAATGTTCTTGGTGTTGAGTTGCAGATGTACTCCAATCATCTTGGAGTTGCTGGAACTGCTGACGTTATTGCAGACTTTGATGACCGTAGGTCTATCATCGACTTCAAGACATCAGATAAACCTAAGAAAGAGGAGTGGATTGATACATACTTCATGCAGATGGCCATCTATGCGGTCATGTATGAAGAACTAACTGGTGTACCTGTGAATAATCTTGTTGTTATCATTGCAGTAGAGAACAGCGAACCTCAGTTGTTCATCCAAAGAAGAAACCAGTGGATTGGAAAAGCAGTCAATGTCATCAACACATACTACGATTATCACGGATTAACTCGTGGACAAATCACCAAAGTTTAAGAAACGCTATTTTCTGATTTTTATAACAGAAGAATCAGGCCGTGAAACCGATATCGACTATATCGGGCTGAACGCAAAGTCATTCAAAGACGCAAAACGAATCGCTAGATGTGTCTATGGTGAGCATGGACCAAATCATATAGTTTACAAAAACGTAGAGGTGTGAGACGAATCTAGCTTGACATTTTATCGCGAATCGTCTATTGTCAGAAAGTAGACAGAGAGAGAAAGTGATTCGCGATGGTCAAGTTTGAAAAAGCCAACTTCGAATATCACGGTGGATACCTTCACTACAACCACAACGGCGAACGTAAGTTTGTCGCCCGCTTCAAGCATCGTGGTCCAGTCAACAAGGCTAAGTTTGTTGCGGTTCTGAAGAAGCACTACAGCGTTGACGAATATTTTGCCAAGATTGCTGCTGGTCGCGCTCCTCTTCAGATTTTTGAAGATGATGGTCTTCTGTCGTTTCATTACGGTGAGCATGGCGCTCACAACTACTTTGTTCTTGATGGAAAGGTTATCTGATGACTGTTGAAGTACGAAATCGTTCTCCAGAATCATGGGGACCACTAGCTGACACTGATGAAAAGACTTTTTGTGCTATGATCAATGGCCGCGATGCCAAAGATAGGCTGAAGGCACATATCAAGAAGCAGAAGAAACTGAAGACATTTCGTGTTCGGTATATTCGCCAACTTATATCAGATCGTTTTGAAGTTCAAGCCGAAGACAGATATGGTGTTGCATCCGCAGCGCGGCAGTTCTTTGATGAAAACAAAGACAAGATCAAGTTTTCGTCGCATGATCACTATACAAACAAAAATGGTTTGGGTTATGATCAAATATCTTATTGAAAGGCATTGAGATAATGAAAATGTTTCTATACACAGCTAGTGTTCCTCTGGCTTTATTCACAATCTTTTATGGGCTTCCTCGTCTGGATCGTGACGGCAAACCCATGTGTAATACAGGAAACTGAAATGACTGTTACTGAAATCGTTAATGAACTTCTACTAGAAATGGAACTTCTAGAAATGCAAGAATACACGCTAGCCGCTGAAACCATTCGGAAGTTTCTTCGCATCGCCACTCCGATTCAGGTCAAGGCTCTCGAAGATTTCGTTTGACATTATTCACGAATCGTGTATGGTGAGAATGTAGCAAAGAGAAAAGGTGATTCGTTATGGAAGTTCAAGTTCTTCATTTTGATCGCGACGGTCTCGGCAATCGTTGGTTTGAGCATATGGCTACGATTGATCTGTCAAGCTACATGTTTGATAATATGGGAGTACAAGACGCTCTGGAATATGCCTATCGTCACACTCAGAACATCGGTGGTTCCTGGTCGATGGAACGAATGATCGATCATAAGGGCGAACTTTATGAGAATCCCGATTTTAATCCTCATGTGATTGTTGTAAAGCCTCTTGATGGTGAGAATGGCAAAAAGTGGGGTCATCGCTCGTCTATGGTCGGTGACCGTATGATCATTGATGGTGAAGTTTTTGAGGTTGATACGTTCGGCTTCAAGCTTGTGGAGGGCGAATAGTGTCTTTTAATCATC